TGCCTCTTGAAAGATCTGAATCATTCTCATAGCAACTGCATCTGAAATCTTGTAGCTCATGTTTTCTCCTGTTGTCTTACTATACACTCTAGGGTTGCGTTGGAATCAATCCGACAGACTGCAATGCACGCAAAATATCATCGTGGACTTCTTGCCTAGTCTGGTCACACTTCACGACAGTAGACGTGTCTGGATTCTCTGACGCCCACTCGACGTATAGGCTCTTGACGTCGGACTGCAGCTTTGTGTCTTTTTCATAGACATCTTCTGCTGTATGCGTGTGAGACGGTCCAATGAGAAGTAGGGTGTGGTCCGGCTTCCTGAGCATCCTGAATAGCTTATCGACAAAACTTCGCGTCATGCCTTGACATCGACCATACACAGTAGTCGACAAACTCCACCTGTCGAATATGATGTAATCGTAGGAATGCTCCAGTGACACGAGGTGTAACGTCTGAAAAATCCATCTATTGAGGCACTGAAGCCATTGAAAGGTTTTTGGAAGTTTTTTCGCGAGGCCGTTGCCAAGCAGCCAGTATATGACATTGTATGTCGTGAGGTCTTTGATAGGAACTTCTACCACGACAGCACTCTTGCCGAGCGACTTTATGTGTTCACAGAGCATACCACTCTGAGTAGCTTTTCCGCACCTGTCTGCACCCTCGAGAACGATAATCCTGCTCATTCGAAAGGCTCCCTAATCACTCCGTTGTTAACGAAACCGAATGCCTCGAGTGAGTCATTGAACTGACTCGTTTCTAACACGAGTCGGAGCATGTTCCGTGCTACGTCTCTCACTTCCTTCTGTGCATGTATGGAGTACCTGAGTCTAAGGAAGTGCACGAAACTCCTGAAGTTGAACATCACGTCTGAGGTCAGCTGGTTTCCGTAAGGCAGATAGAGACGTGCTGACTCTTTCGCTCTCTTGCGTGTGATTCCTTTCGCTACGAGCCGCTCTAACGTCGCATGGTATAGAATGAGAGAGTTATCGAGATGCTCACAATACATCTTCTTCTCTTCCTCGTCCCAGTCATCGGGCACATAGTACTTGTCGTCCTTCAACTCCTTGTAGCGTGCGGACTCCGCATTGACTGAGACTCCAACACGATGCTTGATCAAGTGCACGTGGGTCGAGACGTCGGTCGTGACGAGAAAATGTATGCTTGACTTCTCGTAAGGCGTCTCGTGCCCATTATCGGCAAGCATTTTCAGGAGCTTCGGAATCCTGTCCCTCTTGTCCTGTGTCAAATCTCTGGAGGTGGACGTCCATGCAGAAAGCGCATGTGATTCGTCCCCTCCATATGTGCCGATCAGCTCTACAATATTGTTCTGTGCAGGCATGTCGTCTATTGTAACGACCACACAGAAAATTGACAAAACAAAAATCTAGACTGATCTAACAAACTTCGCCAACTTGTCCTCAAGAAGTTCTTTCATCTCTACTTCGAGTTCCTTGAGGACAATACTCGCCGCGGCCAACATGTCGCGTTGACGAACAGGATCTTGAGCAACCTGCTGTATGTGACGACGCAAATGACGCTTCAGTGACTCCGAAGCCTCAGATGCAACTTGCGATAATGCGAAGTCCGTGATGCCACGCATGTAGTCCTCAGCTAGGACAGACCTAACCTCAGACTCGATCAGCTTCTTCAATGTCATGGAGTTCATTCTTCGGGTGGTAATGCTATTGACTCGACGGTGAGGGCGACCTTCTCAGCGTACTTCACGAGAGCGTCGCTTATGTCTGCGACGAGATCCTGCTGGTCCATGACCAATTGATCGGCATCGAAGTCTTCGACGTCGTCCATAAGCGTCGCAGGTGTCTTCTTCTGGCCCGTTGTCTGGGTCAAGACCTCGGAGAGACGCTTGAACAGGACCTTGTCGAACTTCGTCAGGATCTCGCGGCTCAGATCAGACGTGATCTGATCCTCTTCGAGACTCTTGGCGACGCCGACGAGGTCGACCGCACCGTCCGCCTCGGCCAGGAGCGAGTTTTGACGTCGGCTGTACATCTCTCTGTGAAGACTGTGACGCGTCGTTGTCTCTTCAGCCAATATATCTACAATCTTGCTCATCTGCCTGGTCGTGATTTTCATTGCGTAACTCCGAAGAACTTCTTGGGTTTAACTATTCAAGCATTGTCGATCATAACAGAAATATTTCATCCACACTTGCTGTGACCGCAGCTTTCGCAAGTGACGCATCCTTCCTTGTAAGAAAGGGACTCAGAACCACACGATGGACATTTCTTGTCAGAAGATGACTTCGTGCCGTCAGGAATGTAGCTCTTTAGGACTCTCGAGAGGACTCTGGAGAAGCTCTGCATATCGCTGTGCTTGTCCTTCTGCAGCTGTTCCACGATATACTGTACTGGGACGCCGTGGCGCAGTGCCAACGACAACGACCTGGTGAATGCTCCGTGGTTTGGATTAGCGAACAACTCCACAATATCTTTGAAGAGAAGTTGGTCGTCATCTCCTACCGGAATCTGAAGGTTATAGGTAGCCACTCCGTCCTTCTTGCCGTTCTTGATGAGCATACCTGTCTTGGCCTTCTTCGGCACCTCGACATGTGAGGATAGGCCGCAGAAGATCTCATAAGGCTTACCGACCAGCGAACCAACGAGAACGAGATATGATTCCTGACCCTCTGATCCCTTCACATTAATTCGATGAATATCACAGGGTAATTCCTTTGGTCTCTTTGGAGCATGATTTTCTATCATGGTCTCCGGTTGCTCGTCGGCTGCTTCCTTCTTTGAGTCCTTTGGTGGATCCTGCACAAGGACTCCGGATCGACAACCATCTCGATACACGGTGAAACCCTTGCAGCCTGCCTCCCATGCAGTCATGTAGACCTGAGCCACGACTTCACGGGTCACCTCATTGGGAAGGTTGCACGTCTTGGAGATGGCGTGACATACCCACTTCTGTGCTGCAGCCTGAAGTTTAACAGACATTGTCCAGTCAACATCATTACTAGTTGCCTTCCAGTAAGCTGAGTCCGTTACCTGTTCATCAGTTTTGCCAGTTGCTTCCATCCACTTCTTGAAGCCGTGGTGGTAGACCTTATACTCCTGCCACTTGTCGCCAAGTTGATCTACGAAATCCACGCGGGAGGCCGTATCGTTTGGATTGATCTTCTTGCGTCTTGTATAAGACAGAAGATAAGCCGGCTCGATACCACTCGTCGTCTGAGTGAGGCACGAGACCGATCCGGCAGGAGCAGTCGTTGTCAATGCAATGTTTCGACGACCGTACTTGGCCCAATCGTTCAACAGACTCTTGTCGGCTTCCATCACTCGCCTGAGGAAGGGGTTGTCGTTCTCAAGCTGCCAGTCGTACACAGGGAAAGATCCTCTATCCTTAGCCATTTCGACGGAAGATCTATATGCAGAAAGTGCAAGCGTCTTATAGATCTCTTCTGTCTTAGCAACAGACTGCTCAGATCCATAAGTCACACCAATACATGCCAGTGCATCACCGAGTCCTGTGATTCCAAGACCAGTTCTACGAGCTCCGCTCGCGGCTCGTCGAATCTTCTGCCACAAGTTGATCTCTGATTGCTTCACTTCAAGAGACTCTGGATCTGCATCGATCTTTGCCAAGATTGCGTCGACTGCTTCAATCTCTAGGTCGACGAGATCGTCCATCAACTTCTGCGCATTTGCAGTGACTTTCTTGAAAGCGTCGAAATCAAATGAAGCTGTAGGAAGGTATGAATCCTTGACAAACTTCGTGAGGTTGACCAAGAGGAGACGACAAGAGTCGTATGGGCTTAGGATGAGTTCTGCGCACGGATTGGTGGAGACGTTTGCATAGCCCTTTGATGCATATGCTTCAGTCGGTGTCATCTTCTTGACTGTGTCCCAGAAGAGAAGGCCGGGCTCAGCGGATGTCCAAGCTGCATCAATGATTTGACTCCAGAGCTCACGGGCCTTGACGACCTTGGTGACTCTGGCTTCTTCGACTGAGGATTCGACTGGCCAACGAAGTGTGAAGTCGGAATCAGACTTGACCGCATTCATGAACTCGTCCGTGAGACGAACTGAGATGTTTGCACCTGTGACCTTCTTCAGGTCTCTCTTGATGTTGATGAAGGTTTCTACCTCTGGATGCATCACTGAGATTGTAAGCATCAGGGCGCCGCGGCGGCCGCCTTGAGCAACCTCCCGACAGGTGTTGGAGAAGCGTTCCATGAAGACGCCAATTCCATCGGTTGTTCCTGCGGCATTTGCAGTCAACATTCCCTTTGGACGGATGGAAGAGACGTCAAAACCGACTCCGCCACGTCGTTTCATAATTTGTGCCTGTTCTTGGTCTGTAAAGAGAATACCTCCGTACGAATCCTGAGGAGAGTCAATGACGAAGCAGTTGGAGAGAGACTGCAACTTATACGGATTTCCCATAGCAGACATAGGAGAACCTTGAGGGACAACAGGACCTAGGCCTCGCGACGACGATGCAAGCTGTTCAAGTGTCATTACTGCACGCTCAGAGACATCAATGTGCTCGACGTCGGCGAGGAGGCAGAAGATCTCCTTCTCGGAGAGAGGATTCGGATACTTCGCCTCGATGCGGGCAAACTCCCGAGCTAAACGAAGATGCATGTCGGACGGAGTCTTCTCCAGTAGATTGCCTGCAGCATCACGCAAAGCGTACTTTGACACAAAGACCGATGCTGCCAACTCGTCTCCCTTGAAATACTCAAGTGACGCTGCAATTGCTTCTTCCTGCTTGAACGTTGTCATGTTGAAGTCTCTCCAATGATAATGAGGTTTTGATTATACAACACTGTTTTGAGTATCAGAACGACTGCTTTCGCTATTTTTTACAGATGAAAATTCGTTCTTCAGCTCTCGCCACTTGGCTTTGAGCGCCTGCCGTTGCGCTTCGTCTTCGTTGGTAGCTGTGTCTGGTGCATCTGATTCGCCCGTTATCTCAAATTGACTTCTCGCGGTGTTCATCTTGACCGGGAAGACCAATCCATCACGGCCTGCACGATTCTTGGCGACATACAGCCTACCCCAACCACTTGCCTTCTCGTGAGGCTTTCTCGAGACTGAGACGATGACGTCACAGATCATAGCCTTACCATATGCCTCTGACATGTTTGTCATGTCGATGACATCAGCATTTGCACCTTCCTTGTTGGACTGTGAAGCGGTCCAGATAGGAACACCGAGCTCCATAGCCATACCACGAAGCTCTTCATAGACCAGTTTCAGTTCGTGACGAAGAGAATCGAACTGTCGCGACGACCTCATAATGTCGGCATAGTCGATAACGATTATGTCAGGCTTGAAGCCCTTTAGATCGAGTCTCTCAATGTGCGATTTGAGTGTATAGATGGACGCTGTATTCGTAGGATATTCCTTGATGAATAGACGACCGAGTCGATTCTCCTCGTAGAACTTCTTCACCTCATCCTTGCGGTCCATCACCTCGTTGGAGTCCATGTCGCAGAGGTTGGAGTCATAACGAATACCGATGGCCGTCTCAGACAGCTCAAAGGTGTAGTGGAGGACATTCTTACCCTCGCGGAGGGCATTGGCTCCGATCATCGTGAGCCAATGTGATTTTCCTGAACCACTGCTGCCGACGACGCAGAGCAGCTCTCCCTTACCTGAACCGCCGTTGAGTATCTCCTTCTTGTCGAGCTCCGGGAGCCGCGTAGGAATTGTGTCTCTCTTCAATCGTGTGAACCTTGCGTCCATCTCATTGAAGAAGTCGTGCCCGACGGAGGGTGCAGTGCCTACTTGTACCGCTTTCTTGATCGAATCGACGATGGACTCGTACTTGTTCGCAGCCATCTGGTCTACTGCAATCTCGAGAGCCTTCTTGAGTGCTTGCTTACGAGCAAACTCAAGTGACTTATCTTTCACGTACTGAAGGTCGCCTGGGTCTGGGTTCGACTTCATCCGTTGGAGGTAGTCGATGATCTGATCCCTGAGGATAACGTCGGTACCGGACTTCAGATCGTCTCGAATGATAGTGACCAGAAGCTGCAGGGTGGGAAAGACCTTGTATTTCTTCGAGTATGAAAAAAAGCGATCTGCTAGAAATTTTAGATAGTTGACCTCGAAGTACGAGATGTCAATAACCTCCATCATTTGCTCAGAAAATTTATGATCGACAAGCAAAGCTTGACACAACTTTTCCTGAAAGCTCTTTCCAAATTGAGCGAATGATGCATTGTTTGCATTTTTGTATTGATCGTTCTCTAGCATTATTGTTGCTCCGAAACGGACCGAAGTCCTTCAACGCACGACAGGTCGTAGAAAAAACCTTCAATGTCGAAGTCGTTGATTCCTTCCTTGATCAAGAGTCTGATAAATGACATCTTACTGATAGACGGTACAAATGTATTGACAGTATAATCAACCCTCTTCATCTGGTCTGCCGACAACATGCTTCCGTCCAAGTGCACCAACTGCCAGTTACGCTTGACGTTGTCGACCTCTTCAGCAACTCGCTTGAACACGGAAGACTCGTCTCGATGAGCAGCTGCGAAGTCCAAGACTTCCTGCAGCAGTATTGTCTCGTCAGAAGCGAGCATCGGGAACTTCTTCGCTACCGTCTTGAAACCGAGACCTTTCACGCCTGGGACGTTGTCCCCGTCGTCTCCACAAAGACACTTGGCGATCGCGAAGTTGTGGGACTTGATCTTAAACTCTTCGAAGAGATCACTCGAAGTGATGAATCGTTTCCTGTAAAGAGAATAGATTTTCGTCTTATCATCGAGCAGCTGATACATGTCTTTGTCCGCTGACACAATGATTCTCTCCCTATCTCTGAGTGGTCCTCTACATAGATGTGCAACAATGTCGTCGCCTTCACAGTCAGGCACATAGACTTGACAGACAGGAACATTCTTCAAGATGTTCAGCAGGGTCACTAACTGATGCTGTTTGTTTTCTTCAGTGTCTGGGATGTCGTCTTCGTAGAAGCGATTGAGACGCCCAGGTTTCCTGTTCATCTTGTACTCAGGAAAAAGTTTTCGACGCCTCTGTGAACCTCCTCCCTCCCATGTAATGTAAACACAGGTGGGATGGTATTCCCTACATAACTTCTGTAGCGACTTGAGGAATCCTATACAACCTCCCATCTGATACCCGTGTGAAGACATCTGCGGGAATGCTGAATAGGACCTCAAAAACATATTGTAGCCGTCAACAATAAAAACGGGCCGCTCACTCGACATAGTTCAAATCTACATCACGCCGAGTGAGCGGTACAACAGCTTCACAGGATCTGTGAAGCGATGAGGCATCCTCTTGCTACGGCGTGAAGCGGATCAGCAGCATGGCGCACCTCCTTCACAGGCAAGGGAAAATCGTTTTCCTTCAGCTTCTTCTCAAAGTGTGCAACGAAGCCCTTCGCCTTTGTCGTGCCGCCGGCGACGACGACTGGTAGTGGGTCCTTGAACTTTGGTAGTGACTTGTGACCGTCCATCGCAGATGCTAACTGTTTCGTGGTATAGTCGATGAGACGATCGTAGTAAGTCGCGACGGCGGCGAGAACCTGGTTGTCGTTGGGCTTGCCTACGACGAAATCTCCGTTCTCCTTCTCTGCCTGGACGATCGAGTCTGTTTCGCCTGTAGCGACTGATGCCATGCGGTCGACCCAATCACCGCTCTTCGTTGTAGAGAACTTAACCACAGGTTCACCATTGAGCATGACACAGACGTTCACCATACCTGCACCCCACGAGAGGCAGACTCCGGTGTAGTCATCCTTTTCAAGTTCTGAATAACAGAGTGCTTCGGCCTCATTGATGGACTTAGCATCATAGCCACACTCGTCCAAGACCTTCTTGACCACGTCCTCATGATAGCCGACGTCGAAGTCGTCGTCCTCCTGATCAACGGGCTGAGCTGGTACACAGAACACCAATTTCTCTCCCTTTTTGGATGACTTGCCAGCAACTTCCTTGAGTATGAAGGCAAGCACACGACGTGCATCCTTCTCCTTTGCAGAGACAACTCCCCTGTACATCGGTCTCTTTGCCGAGTCGTTGCGCTCGACTGCCTTCTCGATCGCATCCTTACCGAGAATGATGAAGGATCCGTCTGCGTCCTTCACGAAGACTTTGCCCGCTAGACCCTTCTCGATCATCTTGGATGCAATCGGAGTCGTGGGCTTGATGACATAGAATGCGTCCCTGAAATCCTTGTATTCGACTGTCCCTTGATCGCCGTCCTTCGCGAGGACGATAAAAGATGTTCCAACGTCTAAACCTTTTGCCATTTCAATATCCTTTCGACTTCTTTAAGTGTGCTAATTTATTAGTCGCTGCTGAAATATCGTCCTTAGCCGTCGTCACAGTGCCCAGCTGCACATTGCCAGCTGATTTCATGTCTTCTGTCGAAACGTCTGTGACGAATTTCGTCTCATCGATTGCAACTTTCTTCTTTGGAGCTTCTCCTCTGCGCTGCATTGTGCTGGTGAAGAAAGAATTTTCTTCAGGTCTAACAGACACAAGACGATCGAGTCTGCCTGCGATGTAGCCTAGAAGAATACCAGACACAAGACCTACAAGAAGCAACTCCATGACGTCACATCTTGCCTGTAGACCCGAAGCCACCTTGACCTCGGTCAGTCTGTGTCAGCACTTCGTCCTTCTTGAAGATAGCACGAAAAACCTGTGAAAAAACAAGCTGAGCAATCCTATCTCCTTTTTTGACGATAAATTTCTCATCACTTGTGTTCAAGAGAACAACCTTCACCTCGCCTCTGAAGTCAGAGTCGATAGTACCCGGGCTGTTCAGGACGGTTATACCATGCTTCGCTGCGAGTCCGCTACGAGGCCGTACCTGTGCTTCGAAGCCAATAGGTATCTCCATCCTAATACCTGTCGGCACCATCGCACGCTGCCCAGGCGGGATAACTGTATCGATGGAGGATCTCAAGTCACATCCTGACGCACCTTGTGACTGATATTCCGGAACCAATTCTGGTTCCTGTGCTTCATAAGACACCCAAAGAACAAAAACATCACTCATCGGACAAAATCTCCTCCTCGATTAATTGCTCGATAGCACCAGGATTGATTGTTAGTGCTGCATCGATCGCTGTCATGATGTGCTTCCTATACTTTTCATCTCTCATCAGATCACCGAACTCAGACTTGTAGAATTTCTTCTCTACGAGGACCTCACCAGTCTTCTCGTCGACGACAGACAGCTCCTTCCAAGCACCCTCTCCGCTGATATTGATTCTTTGGCCGTCTCGAATGAGGCCTTTGTTCTCCTTGCAATAGGCACGAACCTCATCGAAGATGTATTCCTCCTCAACGATTCCCTTTCCAAAGATGATATCGAATTCGCATTTCTTGAAGGGTGGTGCGACCTTGTTCTTCTTCACTGTGCAGATCACGTGAATACCAATCACATTTCCTGCTTTATCCTTCACCTGAGTACCGCTTGTGAGCTTGATCCGAACAGAGGCGTGATAAGGAATCGATTTGCCTCCCGGAGTAACATCTGGGTCTCCATGGGTGACTCCAATAGCAGTCCTCAATTGATTACAGCAGAGGAGTGTTACATTGTTTTGTCCAATGACTCCTGTTATCTTGCGCATACCCTTAGAGATGACGCGGGCCTGCAGGCCGATTGTATTGTCCTCATACTCACCGTCTAATTCAGCCTTGGGCGACGTGGCGGCGACTGAATCCCAGATAACGAGGATAGGAATATTTTTATCAGAGACCTGTTTTGCCTTGAGAATAGTCGACTCGATGACCGAGAACACCTCCTCCGTGCAGTGCGTATCGATATAGACGAATCGTCGTGTAACATCGATACCCATGTTCGCAAGCTTCGCGACAGGCGTCGCATTTTCCGTGTCGACATAGACGACAATGCCGCCCATAGACTGAACAACAGCTGCTGCATGATAGGCAAGATGTGACTTACCAATAGAAGGTGGACCACTGATCTCGATGATCCTGCCCTCTGGATACCCACCACCTGTTGCATTCCTGATAGCATAATTAAGCTGGATGGACCCTGTGTCAATCCACCGCTTCACAACAGTGGGTGCATCCATCTCTGATAAGTTGTATGCAACTCTTGTGCCGAACTCTTTATTGATGTCACGAATGAGTGCTGCAGTCATGTCATCGATGTCAGACTTCTTCGACTGCTTCACGTCAGACGTGCTAGATTCTTCTGCAAGCTTCTCTTTCTTCGCCATTTTGTCTCCTGCGGATAATTGCATTCACAAATGAGTAGAAGCAGGTGAGTCAAATCGTTCTCACCTGCTTCCAGAAATTTTACTCGTCCATCAACTCTGCGAAGGCATCATCGAGAGATTGCTTCTTTGTTTCAACCTTCTTCGGAGGAGACTTCTTCTCCGATACAGCAGGTGTCTGCTTTACCTCTGCGACAAGAGTATCTA